AGTTCCTTTGTTTGTTGATGAAAAAGTAAACGTGGATCCTGAACCAGATGCATATTTAAACTGAACTGTATATGCTCCTGAAGTTGAATTTCTTAAAATATAAAAAGTTTGAACATCTAGAGGTATTGTTACAATCTGATTTCCAGTAATCGTACCAGTAAAATCAATCATTCTGTGACCAGCTACGTCACCAGTTCCAGAATCAGAAATAGTTAATGCTGTGGTTTGTGCGCCACCAGCGATTGATTGTGTGGTAAAACCACCAGATATTTGTTCAATAAGTTGTAAATTGGTATTAGTTTTAGTACCCCATGTACCGGCATTTTCACCAGTTGCTTGAAGTTCTACCCCTAA